ATTTACTCTGTATTAACGATATCACACACAAATGTCCTCAATTACATACAAACAAGCTCGTGACAATCTCAGAGAAGATCCACCATCATTGGATCAATTTAATCAGATTTATGACCGGTATCTTAAAAGTATTAAAACTGAACCGGAGACCATAACAAAAGAAATTGGACTCAATGAACCCATGGTCAATTTCACTCATGTCTTTGTACAACCAGTTAATTTTAGTGCAAACCTTATCATTCCTCAAAGATTGGATCAGCCAATTTATCAATTCCCTACTCATCTGAGTACACTTATAATGAAGAAACGAAGGATGTATTACACACAAAATTCTGATTATAAGAATCTTGGTTTACATGAACTATATGAATATATCAATGATGTTAATGTTGATGAAATTAAATTCGGTGCAAACAGTTTGATATATGGAATAAATAGGTTGATAAATAATATAAAATCAGACGGCTTTGACTCTGAACTCTATGATCTTGCAATCCAATTTTCTAATATTGATCTTGGAATTATAGCTAGTCTTGATAAGCCTGTTGAGACTAAGATTGAACATTCAAAAGTATCGAAAAGATTAGGTAACATCATTAGTATGATGGGTATATTACAGACAATAAGAATTAAGAGCATGTTGGAATATAGATTCAGAGATAAGCAATCTCATTCACAGGAAAGCTTTGGTACCAATTATCATGTTAGTGTTAAGATAGTCGGAACTTCTTATCATATAACTATGGATTTTTCAGAAGTTCATGTTGACATGTTTGTTAACAATATGTTTTTTGTATTCAGATTCAAGAATGAAACTTATATTAACCTCCATAATCATTACAATTATATGGTAACAATTCTAGAAAGCATATTGAATATGGAAATTATATACGATAGCCCAGAATATATTGATCTTAGACCACTTATAAATCAATTAAATGAATTTCCATATTATCAAATGGATTATGGATATAAAGTTGAAATTATGAGAACTATTGAATCTCTTATGCTATATGCAATTGATCACTCTGGTTTCAAGAAATCATCCCATATACCCATAATTGATGCCTTATCAGGTTTAATCAAGTCAGAGAAATTATATTCAAATGTGACAAATGATCTTTATACTTATTTCAACCTATTTTATGGATATGAAGTCCCTCATAAAATCACTATATTGAGTGAATTGCTGAAATCTATGTGGTGCATCAAAGTTCAAAATCTTGGAACCGCGTCTTCTATTCACAAATTTATGGGATTATCAGAGATCAACATTCTCAAGGGATGGCAAAAATACCATAATAGAACATCTGAAAGATATTCCACAAACACTGATTACATGAAGCGTTTGATACAATTGGCAAGAAGGGAATTTACATTCGGTTATGTTAAAAAGAATAAAGTATGTCCTAATTTCTTGGATAATACAAATGAAAAATGTTTATTGTTGAAATCACAAGTTGAACATCATGGGGCAGCTGCATTAAATGCATTCACCGATCTATCTCATTGGGATGATATTATCCCTTATAACTGTCTAGATATTGTTCAATATGATGATATAACCCCATACCTGAAAGATAAAGCTTGTACAGTTGAAATGTATGAAGCTGGTAAAAATAATTCAGTGAAGGAATTGATTGCTTATCTTGAGAGGAATAACTCAAAGGTTGTTGATATTAAACCAATTGTCAATGATCTTATTAAATCTACAAAAGTATCAGGTCGTAAATTCATTGTATCAAATGACTCTGATTCAGTAAATCAGTTTGTCTCAGACTGTAAACATAAGAAGTTTGCCCAAACAGTCAGACTTGTTGGTAAAGAAAAAGAACAAAAAGAAGAAGGTAGATTTTTCGGAATAGCACCATTCGAAATGAAAATAGCTCTCTCAAGAATGATGGAATTGGTCAAGAGAGCTACTAAATATTACAGGGACCAAATTATGACAAGTAATGATATGGAGAGGAAAATAACTCTACATAATGCTTCTCAAATGATGAACGAACCAGACACTTATTCACTCATGGTTGATATTTCTGGGCATAATCAATCCATGACTTATGAGAATTGCAATGAATTACTTGAATTCACTATGAATCTCTATGGATTAAGTGGTTATGGCCTAGTGACAAAATTATTCGAACATATACTTGTGGTACAGGAAAATCCGATATATCCTGGATATTATATGAGTATTGGGCAAAAAGGTGCCATAGAAGGATGGATGAATCAACTTTGGGGTTTACAATCCGCATTGATAATGCGATTGTATACTATTGACTACAAATTAAATACTGAATATATAATGACTTATTCTGATGACATTGACGTAATACTAAGGGTACCAGGTTGCACAAGCTCTAAAATGGATGAAATAATTTACAATGTTAGAGATTTTTACTTGCTTTTTGGTCAATTGATAAAGATACCTCAGACTCAATTGAGTGGTGTCAGGTTGACAATGTTGAAGAATCATTATATTCAAGGAGAATTTTCAGCAACAACTATTAAGAGACTATGTTCTATGAGCATGTTTTCATCTAAAGATGTATATAGTGAACACATTGAGACCGAAGCGATAGCAGCGACAGCATCATCAGCATTAGAGGGTTCTGATACAATTTATACTGTTGCATTGTTCAAATACGTATATTTGCTAATGATCACTCATATCAGTTTTGCGAATGCTATTGTGAAGTACGCAAAAAAGTCTAACTTTGTTGATGAGTTATTGGATCATAGATTCAAGAGAATTATGCAACTGCCCGTTGAAAAGCCCGGGAATCTTTTTTCTATTGAAGAATTTACTCAAGGTTCATCTAAAATATTCAATTTTGCAGATGCAAGTTATAAAGTATTTTATCGTAATAATGTGAGGTTTATTTCTAAAAATGGACAAGAATCAAAGAATGAGTATCAATGTGCCGAATTACACGAAGAATTGATCTGTATGATAGTCCTTGTTAACTATAGGATAAATAGCAAACTAGAAGTTGTTCAATGGTTCTATAGAATCATGAAAACAAGTGCTAATCATAAACTGCTATGGCTGATGAATGTACATATGCCTATTTCTATTGGTGGAAAAGGAGTTCCACCATTGATGAATCAAGTTATCTCTGGCCACAGTGAATCAAGATCAAAAACATGGTTGTTCTTACATAAGCTATATGATTATCTTCAAGCATCAGTTAATTTTGACAAATACTCCTCTGAGATCTATAAATATTTCTACTTAGTTAATAGAGATATCAAAGGTAATAATTATGAGGCACTCATCTCTGGGAATAGTCCACTACATCACACTTCGAAGACTCATAAAGATATTGATAAGGCTGAAGTTATCAATTATTTAATGAAAATGAAGTATAGAAACACTGATATTAAGAATTACGTTAAACTTTATAAACTCAGGAGCGACATCGCATCTAAATTGGTCTTACTGAATAAAAATAAATTCACCTATAGAATAGTCAGAAAATTTATGGACTTAAGTGCAGTTAGCTTGATTGAAAAGTTCATACAAAAATTAGAATCATCATCCACTGTGTTGAAATTTGTTTTGTCAAACCGAATGATGTATATTCAAAATATATTTCAATCGTCAATAAAAGCCTATGATGTATACTTCTCAACCCCGAAGATAAATCATATACATTATACTTATAACCCTGAAATGAATTTGTTCAATATCAAATCAAAGAATTTTCCCATGTTCTCATTTGTCGATATATTAGAACCAACATATGATTATGCATTACAAGAGCAAATATTAGCAGACGACTTAACTATTTATCTACAGGATCAAAGAGAAACAACTTCGACTGGTCTTAAAATTAGAAGCCCAGCATATTCTAAATCTATAAAACCTAAATATCAAATTCGGCATGAAATGGATTATCATTTTTCTTCACCTGCTGAATATAATATCTTTGAATGTGCTAGATATACAAAGTGGGTGGTATATTCATCCCTAATGAGTGATAACCTTGTGTCCTCTTATCTATATACTAACAATATTGTGAATTCATGTAACTTAATATTGTCTGATTATACAACACTGAGATATGTAGACATAGAATCATATGTTATGACTCCTACTGGAGGCGAGATATTTCATAGAACAGATAATCAAGGGTTCAAATCATCAAGTGCTGTTCGGATAATGCCAAAGGATTCAGGTTCCGTCTTTGTATCTCACACAATTGAATTTCAAGCTAAGACTTGTGGTGAAGATAGTAATGTGAATTACGATTATCTAAGGTGTAGGTTGATCTCTATCTCATTGATGAGATTAAAGTATACAACCATGTCAGCACAATACAGTCTAATGTTCAATAAAACATATAGGAACTCATTTACCGATGTTAGGCAATCTTTCGTTTATGAAATGGACCAATATGAATATAATAATTCCAATCCATTAACCAACATAGTGAATATTAATCAAGATAAATTTCTAGTAATATCTGATTTATTGAAGTCTGGTCTTGACATCACTGAAATAGAATTTAGTATAGGTACTCTCGGTAAGAAAAATATATATCTTAATATGTTAGATAGTCAGATTGCACTGGCCTATAGAATGATGAAATTATATCTTTCAGATTCAAAGTTTATTGATTACAAAGATATTAGATCAAATGTTAGATATTCTTTCAGCAAATATATTGATGAATCATTGTTCAATGAAAAATATGGAGTTGATTTGTCTGTTACTGAATTTGACAAAATCATGACCTTGATGATTGATAATGAGAAGAAAGAATTTTTT